TGATGATGACGAAAGTGATGATGCCGATCCTGACAGCACACCAATTCCATTAAACCCAGTAAGCAGATTTGGTGATCTATGGATTCTGGGTCGGCATAGGCTGCTTTGTGGTGACTCCACCGACATCACTGCCATAGAAAAAATGTTGAATGGCGCACAGGCCGACTGCATGTGGACCGACCCACCATATGGTGTTGGCTACGTTGGGAAAACCGAAGATTCCATGACTATCAAAAATGACACCGCGCAGGACCTCCAATCTCTCCTCGCTGGCGCATTTTCGGTAGCGACGGTAGTACTCAAGTTCGGAATGCCGGTGTACGTCGCGTGTCCCCCCGGCGATCTGCAGCGTGTGTTCATAAACGCCTTCGACCAGTCCGGATGGACGTTTCGCCAAAGTCTGGTATGGGCGAAGAATAAATTCGTCATGGGGCATAACGACTACCACTACCGACACGAGTTGATCATGTATGGTTTCACGGCGGGCGGCAAAGGGCATCTGGGCCGTGGTGGTGTGAACTGGCATGGTGACAACGCGCAAGATTCGATATTCGAAGTCGAACGGCCGACCCGCAATCGAGATCATCCGACGATGAAGCCAGTGGCGCTAGTCAGTTCCATGCTGAAGAATTCGTGTCCACGGGGCGGAATCGTGTACGACGCGTTTGGCGGATCGGGATCAACGTTGATAGCCGCGCATCTGTTGGGGATTCGCGCGATGATCGTGGAGCTCGAGCCACGATATGTTGATGTGATATGTAGCAGATTTCAGAAGTTCACTGGAATAATTCCGGAGCTTCTGCTGGAGAACGGAACGTACGAGCAGCACGATTTTATCGACGAATCCAGATGATGCACACCAAAAATCCGACGCGCTAACAGCCAAGCGCGGCCAGAGCTGCGACGTAACCGCGATGATGAAATTCAACAGCGTCCTGAATCTCCCGACCAACGACTCGAGTCTGAACCAGACTACGTCAAGCATTACGACGTAAGGAATGCCGTACCTACGATTTGACTTACGTGATGCGTGCGATACTATTGACCAGTCAACGCACGCCACGAAGGGAATCCCGATGTCGAAGCGCACCGACCGCCTCAACACCCACACAGCTGAACTCCGCGCCCTCGAACACGTCGCCCAGATCCGCCTCCACAACGCCGAACGCGGACTAGCCGACCTTAGTAACGCCATCGACCTACCCAACGTCACGAACGCCTTCCACGCTGAGGTCGACGCGGCCAGGAAGGCGCTCAGCGCGATCCACGAAGAGCAGCAGGCCATCATCTGGGAACTCGATCGACACACCGTCGACCTCCCAGACCTCGCCCTGATCCTCGTCGACGACCCCGATGGCCCCAGGGTTATCGAGCGCCGCGACGCCGACAACACTGACACCGACGAAACCCGCTGGTTCAACGTCGGCGCACCAGAAACCGACAGCCCAATGTCGTTCGACACCGCAATCGGGGCAACTCCAGCGAACCCACACGGATACGGGTTCACCCGCCTCTACACCCAGGACGAGGTCGACGACCTTCTTGACACGATTGACTCGGTCATCGGCCGCTGACCGACCACAGCCGGCCCGGTGGTTGTCCACCGGGCCGCATCCGTGAAAGGACACCTGTGAGTAGGATCTACTTCCACACCGGCACCCACGAAGGTCCCGACGGTATCCAATGGGAATGCAGGATGAGGGGAGCGACGTGAATGATTGATGGAGAGTTTATCGTCGTTACGCGCGGTGATCCCCCGCCAAAGATCCAAACGTATGATCCAGAAAACCACGAGTTCGATCGTGACTATTACGATCCAGAGGTCTGCTGGAAGTGTGGAGTGCCCGAAGAAGACCACGGCCGGCCCGGTGGATAACCACCGGGCCGCATCCATGAGGAGAGGATCCGTGCCCCCGGACATCGATCTCCAGTCCCTGGCGATTGACATCGGGTCGACCACGCCCTTCTCCACACCGGACGTGGAGTATATGATCAACAGGCTGGCTAGGGCCGGCTTGGACGTGGCCGGGATCGTTGGTGCGCTACCCAGCGTCCTGGGCGTGGCGCACCGTTGGCCGACGTCATTGCCGAACGCGGCAAACATCGTGGCCAAGGCCATCGGCATGCCCGACTAGCGACTATGGTAGTGGTGCGCTAGTGTGGCGTTAGATGGTCCGCTGCACGAACCAGGGGGACGACTGGCGGCTCACCCCTGGCGTACCGAACGACTGACCGACCGCCTTGCCCCAGACAACCCCTGGGGGTCGACATCGGATGGTTCTACTAGGAAAAGCTCGATCCGTCAGGCAACCATCTTGCGGCCCCGGCCAGCCACCGTCGCTGTGGGTCAAGGGAACGGTGGACATGAACGCCTCGGCGCCAGGGGAAATCTGGATTGTCGGGGCGTTCCCCAGGTCGAAGGTGGAACCGGTGGCAATCGACGACGACACCATGGCACGCTGCACGTGGCTGACCATGACTTACGCGGATGCGGATGGAACCGTTCGGGTCATCGAGATACCGGCAGGCAATGAGATCCGGGTGACGGTTGAGGAGATCCGCCCAGATCCCTACGCGGCTGGAGTCGAGATGGATCTTATGGCCATCCCACCGCAGAGTCTGTCGACGTTGTCCGACCGGGGCGTGAAGGTGGTCGTCGAAGCGCGCCGTGGTTCACGGTCCGAGGGTGGCATTCTCCGGATCTACCAGCCGTAGACCGTCGTCACATGGGGTATACGACCACTACCCTGTGAACATGTTCCGGACATGCGAAACCTACCGGTTCGACCTTGTCAGCGAAGGGGATACCGGGCCGGTCCGTATCCCCTGCCAGGTCGAGATCACGTCACGTCGCGACCTTCCCGACGTCGACCACCACGACATGCTCACCATCGACGACACCACCGACGCGCGCCTGTCCATGGTCACCCGATCCGTCATCACGTCCCGGATCGCCGAGGACCTCGACGGTATGCCCATCGACGGACCGATCCTCGACCTCGGACCAACCAGCCACGCCCCGGAACGCATCGCGGTCTGGGCCTACTGGCTCGCCCATGACCAATCGGAGTATGAGCGGAAGGTCACCGACTGGAACCTCGTGGTCGAATCGACCCGGGTCATCGTGTCCGACCACTGGTCCATCGAGTACGCCCCCTCGGCCGGAGACCGGTGATGGGGGCCGAGGACGGGCCGGACCCGGCACGGGACGCCGTGCTCTACGCGAACGAGTTCCGAACCGACACGATCATCCCGGACGATCCGGACGCCGGCCGGCGTTGCGCGATAATTCGCCTCGCCGGCTGCAACCTCACCTGCGACGTGTGCGACCAACCGTCGACGTGGGAGCCGCAACCGATGAACCGCCCGGTGCGCGTTGGTGCGTTCCTCTCGGCCGGGTCGTCATCACCGGGGGCGAGCCGCTGATGCAGCAGGAGGGGCCGGCGTTGCGGTGCCTCATCGAGGGGTGCGTCGACGTCGGCCGGACGGTGTACGTGGAGACCAACGGGACGATGTCCCCGGCACCATGGCTGGTGGACCTCGACGAGTGCGGCCGGGTCCGGTGGCGTGTCTCCCCGAAGGTGTTCGGGCCGTTGGCGTCCGACCCACGGCGGAAGCGCCTGTATCCCCCCGCGTTGCGATGTTTCGTCCGGAATCCCTGGGCAGATTTCCTGTTCCCGTGCAGGGAGGCGACGGACATCGACGCGATCCGCCTGTTCTGCACCGACTACCAACTGAACCCAGGCCGGGTGTGGGTCTACCCCCTGGCCACGGAGTACAACGACGTCGTCCAGATCGGGCAACAACTGGCACCGGCCGCGCTCCGGTCCGGCTTCAACGTCTCAACCCGTCTCGGTGTGATCATGACTGGTAGGTAGGTCAACAACCTGGGAGGGATCATGGCGAAGCGCCAGGGGCTACGCGACCCCTCCGACATGAGCGACGCGGAATTGATAGCGGAGGCCGAGGCGCTCGACGCAGCCGAGGACCGCGCGTCGTTGTCGGACCCGGTCGCGTTGCTCCGCCGGATCGTCCCGCGGTACCGGCTCCGCCCCCACCTCTACGTGATCACCACCCAGATGAAACGGATCATGTCGGGTGAGATCGACCGACTACTGATCACCCTCCCACCGCAGACCGGCAAGACCCTGACCGCCGTCGTCGGTGGCGCCGTCTGGTGGCTCGCGAACCGCCCGGACGCGAAGGTCATCATCGGATCGTACGGCGACTCGTTGGCCGTGGACCGAGGCCGCGATTCGAAACGTCTCATCGAGGAGCACGGGCATCGGTTCGGCTTGAGTCTTGCCCGCGGCTCCGCGGCAGTCCAGGACTGGCACCTCACCACCGGCGGAGGGGTCCTGTCCGTCGGGATCGGGGCCGGCGTGACGGGAAAGCCGGGAGACATCGCGTTCATCGACGACCCCCACAAGAGCCGGGCCGAGGCCGATTCGCTGCGGTTCCGCGACCGGGCGTACCGATGGTTGAGCGCGGACATCATCAGCAGGTTGTCCCCCGGGGCGCCGATCGTCATGGTGATGACCATGTGGCATCCGGACGACCTCGCGGCCCGGGTCGTCACCGACGAGGGGAGAACGACCGAGGGAGGCCGGTGGGAGGTTGTCCGGATGCCGGCATTCTGCGACGATCCCGACCACGATCCCCTACACCGGAAACTCGGCGACCCCCTACCGCATCCGAAGATCCGGAGCGGCGACACCGCGCGGGCAACCGCCCACTGGCAGGACAAGCGCCGGGGGTCCACCGTCCAGGACTGGCACGCCCTGTACATGTGCGACCCGAAACCGGCCGAGGGTGCGCTGCTGACCCGTGAACTCCTCCGCGAGCGCCGGTGCTACACGAAGGGGTCGGCGTGCCACCCGTGCGACACCAGCCCGGTCCGGGCCGCCGTGGCGGTTGACCCGTCCGGTGGTGGCCGGGACGTGGCCGGAGTCATCGGTGGCTACCTCGGGTCGGACAAGCGCCTGTACCTGATCCGGGACGCGTCGGGAGCGATGTCATCGGACGCGTGGGCGAAGGCCGCATGCGAGATGGCCGTGGACCTCGACGCTGACCTGGTCATCTTCGAGAAGAACTTCGGAGGCGACATGGCGGGTCGGATGATCCGTACCGCGTGGTCGGTGTTGCAGTCGGAGGAGCGGGAGAAGGCCCGGCAAGGGGCGATGGACGCGCAGCCGCACCTGACCGCGCGGGAGGTTGAACGGGTCGTGGACCGGATGACCCTGCGGTACGGGCGGTTGTGTCCCCGGATCAGGGCCGTGACGGCCCGGAAGAACAAGCGGTTGCGCGCGGACCCGATCGCCCAGCAGTGGGTGGAGGACCGGGTGCGGACGGCCGCGTACTTGCCGGAGGTCGAGGAGGAGTGGGCGACGTGGCAGGAGGGGTCGTCGGACTCGCCCGGCCGGATCGACGCGAGTACCTACCTGGCCTATGCCCTGTTGCCGATTCCGAAGGGTGGTTCGGGTGGTGCGGCTGCACCGGGCGGTTCGTTGCCGACGACGGGTTCCTCACCGCTCGATCGTGGTGGTTCCGCCGGTGGGTTCGGGCCGTTGGCCAGGTAGTGGCATACCTGGCCGTCAGGATCCGACCGGTGTTGTTAGTTCCGGGCTCGCGCGAGTGCTGCGTTGCCCCAGAACATGACCTCTTCGAGGTGTGTGATCGCGAGTGATTTCTCGCGGCCTTCGGGAAGTTGGCCGTTGAGTTCGTCGGCGAGACGTCGACATTCCTGGCGGACACTGGTGTGCGCATCGCGCTTCTCATCAGTGGTCGCGGCGTGAAAGGCGAACCGGTGTTCGATGTCTTCTGGTGTCATGGGTTCACGGTACAGTTCCAGGTTGTGATCATGGGTAGATGGTTGGCGGGCCTCGTGTTGGCCGTGATCGTGGTGACGATCGGTGTCCTAGCGGGGGCGGTTTTCACGTCCGTGTTCGACGATGACCGTGTTGGGGTGGTCGTCCCACTTGATTCCCCGGTGCGATAGGACAATAATCTGCCGGCTGCGCCTATGATCACGACATGATGCCGTCTGTTGTCGTGCTGGCGTTGTACGCCCTGGCGGTAACGCGGGTCACCACGCTGGTCACGCATGACGAGATCACGAGGCCGGTTCGCGAGCATCTCATCGCACGGTTCGACCCCTATCGTCGGGTACATCGCTGGTTGGTGTACCTCCTTGGCGAGCCGGACGGGGACGCCACGGGTTGCCCGTGGTGCGTGTCCGTCTGGATCGGGTTCCTCACCGCACCGATCATCTACCTGTGGGGTACCACCCCGATCGTCTTGGTCATCGTGTTGGCGCTCGCGGTTTCGCAAGTTACCGGCATGATCTACGCATACGGGCGGCAATGATGAATATCCTGCGGAGGAAGTGGCAACTACGCGCGGTCGGTGAGGTCGATCCGATCCTCCGCGAGGAGATCGACGGATTGTTCTCGCCCCCGATCCTGTGGCGGTTCCGGGGTGCGGACACCACGACGACGCGGTTCCAGGAGATCGTCACATCCTCGGCGCGTCGGGCGCTCGCCGACGGGTCGGCCGGGTCGTCGGTTACCGCTGCCGTGTCGCGGTTGTCGATGGATGGCGCGTCGTGGCGTTCCTACCGATTCGGTGACCGGGCGTGGCAGGCCGACGCATGGCGCCTGTACGACATCACTGGACAACTCCGATTCGTGGCGAACTGGGTCGGTAACTCGATCTCCCGCTGCAACCTCTACGTTGCCCGAACCAAATCGGACGGATCACCCGGAGAACGCGTCGACACCGGCCCCGTAGCGAAACTCGCGGCCGGCCCATTGGGAACCGGCGACGCGAAGGCCGAGGCCCTCCGCCTCCTTGGGATCGATCTGTTCGTCCCCGGCGAGGCGTACGTGGTCGCCCAATCCGGAGGCGGGAAGAACGGCGAAGACCTCTGGTGGGTCGTCACATCCCGACAGATCAAACGGCAGGGCAACAACATCACGGTCAACCGGTCCCCGGTCCACGGGGGCGGGACCATGGAATACCGCGAGGGCATTGACCTGATCATCCGGGTGTGGACACCACACCCAGCCGACACGTCCGAACCCGACTCGCCAACCCGGTCCGCGATCCCGGACCTCCGCGAGATGGAGGCGCTCCGCAAGCGCGAATTCGCCGAGTTGGACTCGCGCCTATCCGGGGCCGGCGTGCTCGCGCTCCCCGAGTCCCTGGAACTGCCCCGGGGAGACGACGACCCCGTTGGTGCTGCCGGGTTCTCCGCCCTCCTCGGCCGGGTCATGTCCCGTTCGCTGCGCGACCGGTCATCGGCCGAGGCCATGGTGCCAATCCTCATCACCGGCCCCGGCGACGACATCGAAAAGATCCGACACATCACCCTCTGGTCGGAACTGTCCGAACAGATCGGAGACATGCGCGAGGGAGCCCTCCGGTCCCTCGCCCAGTCGTTGGACATCCCGCCCGAGGTCCTAATCGGCATCGGATCGACGACGAATCATTGGAATGCCTGGGCCATCAGCCGCGAGGCCGTGCAGATCCACATCAAACCGGTGCTGACCCGCATCGCCGCAGCACTGACAACCGGCTACCTCGCCCCGGCCCTTGAGGCCATGGGCGAGGACCCAACCGGATTCATGTACGCGTTTGACACCGCCCCACTGACCGTGAACCCCGACCGGTCCAGCGACGCAAAAGACCTCCATGACCGGATGCTCATCTCCGACGCGGTGACCCGCGCCGCGTCATCGTGGTCCGACGGCGACGCCCCCTCCCCCGACGAGCGTGCCGTGCGTATCGTCGAAAAACTCCTCCTCACCTCCCCCGACGCGGTCCTGTCAGATCCGGCCCTCCGCGCCCTGATCGGCCTACCCGAGGCCCAATCCACCACAGCCACGGAGACCACGGCCCCCGGGGGAACGGGGAAATGGCCGGCACCGGCCGAGGAGGAGGAGACCCCACCGGAGGAAACGGAGACCGAGGAGGGAGGGGAGAACCAGGGGCCGCCCACGGCCGGACCGCCCGCGGCGCCACCGGGCCTGTCGTTCGCAGCCCAGTTGGCGATCCGGCGCGCCCTCGGCCTCGCCGGAACCCGCCTCGTTCCTCACTCGAAACGACCGGCCGGTGTTCCCGCCTACCAACTGCACGTCCATCATGGGCCAGTGGTCGGGTCACAGAAGGTCGCCACGTTCCTCGGCGGATCGTGGCGGGATGAGTTCGCCGGGGTCGGTCCGGCGTTCGAGATCAACGATCGGCTATTCCTCGCAATGGTCGAGGAGCACTGCCGTGACCTCCTCGTTCGTGGCATTGCCTACGATCCAGACGACGTCGAGACCCTGTTCGCGTCCCCGGCAACCGTGAACCGGCTGCGGGTGATTACCTGTGGATAACCTGTGGTCGCTCGACTACGCGCGTACGGTGCCCGGGGCGATGGTGAACGCGGCCGGAGACGTGTTCTACCCGGACGACTCCGACGACGCGGCATGGTTCGCGGAGGAGCACGGGGCGTGGACGATCACCGGCGCTGAGGGGCCGGTATGGGACGGCGAGGGAACCGACCCGTGGATCGTCCCCAGGATGGAAGCGGCTACGGAGGCCGCCGTCATCGAGGCCGCGATCCGGGAGGCCCTGTGGGTCGAGTTGTCGGCGTGGTTGGTGACGGTGTCCCGCGCAGTCCTCCACACGGTTCTCCCCGATCCCCTAGCGATCTTCGCGAAGGCCCCGGCTTGGGCAGCGGCCGTTGATCGGATCGTCCGGGGTCCGGTTCGGGACGCGATCGGCACGACCTACCGCACGTTGCTCGGTGACGGGTACCAGTTCGATTCGCGGCCGGCCGTGGTCGAGCACCTGGCGACGGTGTCCAATCGGATGGTTCGCACCGTGGACTCGGCGTTTGACCTCGTCGCCCAACAGGTGTCGATCGGGGCGAACCTCGGCGAGGGTGCGGCGGAGATCGCGGACCGGGTTGACGAGGTGTTGTCGACCACACGTACGGAACGCTGGCCGAATCGGGCGGTTGTGGTCGCTCGGACAGAGACGATGGGGGCGTTGAACGCCGGCCGGCAGGACGCGTTCGCGGCCGTGGCGGAGGAGTTGGAGACCCCGTTCGAGCAGATGTGGGTGGCGACCGTGGATCGGCGGGTTCGTCCGACGCACAGGCGCGCGGACGGGCAGCGGGTACCGACGGGGCAGCTGTTCATCGTGGGTGGCGCGTCGCTGCGGTTTCCCGGTGATCCGTTGGGTCCGGGCAAAGAGGTCATACAGTGCAGATGCACAACGATCTTGCTGGAGCCGGGAGAGACTGTTGATCTCACGCATCGTCAATTCAAGAATCACTAGGTTAGGGGCTAGACATGGGTACCGGATGGCGGGGCATGCTCGCCCCACTCGACGTGTCCACCGGGGACGGCCGGCGTTTCCTGTCGTCCGGGGTGTCGTCACGGCAGTTGCCGTTGCCGCTGAAGTGGCAGCGGGCGGATACCGAGGGTCATGACAACTCGGTGATCGTCGGTTCGTTGGAGCGGATCGAGTACGGGACGGTTGCGGAGGCGACTGAAAAGGGATGGATCGATGCGAAATGCATCAAACCATCCAAGTTCGCAAATGACCTCTGCGCCGCGTGGGGATTCGGACAGATGTTCGACGACATCAACCCGAACGACATGCCACGCCTGAGCGAAGACGTCGCCGAGTCCATGCACCTCCTCGGCCAGCAGGTCATCGGTCCCAGCGTCGACGCCGGATCGTGCGAGGCCGTGATCGCCCTCAAGGGCTCCGACGAGGCCATGACCGAGGAGCAGTTCGACGAACTGTTCTGGGGCGAGGGATCGGAAGACGTCGAACTCGAACTATTGTTCATCGAGTACCAGATCGCCGCTGCCACGTTGGTCCCGATCCCGGCGTTCGCCGAGTGCCGGCCATTCCAACTACTCACCGAGGAGGCCCTCACAGCGGCCGTCCGGAAGACCGGATGGTCCGACATGCCCCTCGCAGAACGGGACATGGCCTGGGACGGCACAGCCGCGGAGAAGCGGATCGCGGATAACGCCGGGATCGGTGGCGACAACCCAGACTGGGGCCGGTACGCCGAGGCGTTCCTCTACCAGAACGACGACGCGAACGCGGAAACCAAGGGGGCGTACGGGTTCCAGATCGCGGACATGGTCGACGGAACCCAACGGATCGTTCCCCGCGCGGTGTTCGCCATCGCCGGGATCCTCCAAGGCGCGAGGGGTGGCACGACCATTCCCGAGGCCGACCAGACCGCCATGAAGGGCGTCGTCGAGACCCTGTACAACCGGATGGCGGACGAGTTCGACGACGACACGATCACCGTGCCGTGGGCGGAGGAAACCGCGTCGATCATCGCGGCCGTCACTGCCGCTGCCGGAGTCATGACCGGCTACGACCCGGCCCTGTTCAACAACCCGGACCTCGACCGGATCACCCCAATCACGGTCACCGAGGACGGCCGGGTGTTCGGGCACGTCGCCACCCACGACACCTGCCACGCCGGCATGCCCGGGGTGTGCACCACGGCCCCCGTCGACAACGACGGGTACGGCATGTTCCATCGGTACCAGCCGGAGGGTTTCCCCGTGCCGGTCGGCCGGATCACCACCGGGGGCGGACGGTTCGGGTGCACGTGCCGGCAGTGCGGGGGTCACAACGACGACCACGCGTGCCTAAAGCTGTCGCTCGGCGGGGCGATCGCGCACTACGACCGGCTGTCCACGGTCGCCTGGGTCCGCGCCGGGGAAGACCCCCGGCTGAACGCCGTGTGGATCGCCGGGGTCGTGAGCCCGGCCGCGTCGGTCAAGGACCTCGCCGCGCTGTCCCGGCAGAAGGTGTCGGGGGACTGGCGCCCGGTCGGGGGGCGAAACGAACTCGTCGAGGTTCTCGCGCTCGCCCGGGAGGAGCCGGGGTTCCCGCTACCACGGTTCCGGGTCGCGGCCGGCCGGGTCACGGCGCTCACCGCGGCCGGCGTGGTACTACCATCTCGGGGTGAGGCGCCCGGCGGGACGACCATCGATTACGAGCGGTTGGCGGATCTTCTCGCCGGGCGTCTCGCTGCCCACCTTCACCCGCCGGTGGTTCCACTGGCCGGTGGGGACGAGGCAGCCGTCACGGCCGCTGACACCACACCCGATGCGGTTGATGATGATGTTGCCGGATTGCTTGGGGAGAT